TGCCACCCATAGGTCCACCTAAAGCAGTACCTATTGTGGGGGCTACTGCACTTATTATATTTGTTAATAATCCTTTCATACTAAATCCTCCATTAGTTCTTCATAAAAATTTCTAAAATGTTCTAGCTCCATAAAAGCTAGTCCTCTTCCAATCTGGTGCATTCTGTAAATGTTATACGCCAGTTCAAGTTGTTGTTCAGTGTATAATAACATTATACTAAGTTTAAAACTAGCTGTTGTAGCTCTACACTGCGTCTACCAACCTGTTTAAACCACCTGCTATCTTCCATTTGCCTAGCCATCTCAGCCCAGTCGTTCTCTTTACAAGCTTTTAACATGTTACGAAACTTTGAAAGTCTTGTACCACCTAGGTTAAAACACATGTTGACTAACACACGTTTTATATCTTCTGGAAGATTATTAAAATCTTCTTGGCTTCCGAACACATGTATAGCTTCTGCATAATGCCTATCAAAGTCTATCATGTAGTATCTGTCTACAACCTTTTGAGATACAGGTGTGCCTATTTCCCAGTTGTATTCTTCGTCTTGTGGTTGACATAGATGACCAACTCCTAGAGTCTTATAACCTAAACTATCGTTATAGATTTCTAGGACTTCGCCCTCGTGTCTTTTAATTTCCCATTTGCATAAGTCTGTGTTCATATTATTTATCTTCTGTTTATTGTAATATTTCGTCACGCATTTTAGCACGTTCAGTATCTGCAATTTTAGGGTCTTCATAAGGCTTAAGCTGTCCACTTTTAATTAACGGGTCTACTCTTTTAAATATTTCTTCGTCTGTTTCAAATTGCTTAGTTGTAGGGTTGTAACGATTTACTATGTAATGTTCTTTAGGACCTTTTCCTATAACACTAGAATAAAAAGATACTTGACTACCACTACCATCATCACCATAGGCTTCGTTATCTACTGCATATTTATGTGTCTGTTTTAATAGTGCTTTAGCTCCTTCATACCGAGGGTCTACAATTTTACCATTATTATATTGTACACGTTGGAAGTTATAAGGTAATCCTGTGATGGGGTTGATTCTATCAGCAGCATTATCCTGTGTAAAAGGTACTTCAGGACCTTGTATAAGTTCTTCACCTACGATTCCTCCTGCTGAATATTTAGGTTTAGGACCTTCATATGCAGCCTCTGCTCTTATCTCTTCTCTTAAGTCTTCGTCATATCCAAACAGTTGACCAAAAACATCTCTTCGTGTAACTTCTTTTCCAAAAGGAACAAGTACTTCTCCTACATCAATACCAAAAGACTTTAAATGTGCAGCAACGTTTCCATCATCTGATGCTACATTTTTACTAAACTTATATGCACCAGTTGTTAAATCTTGCACCATCCCATAAGCAGGGTAGACTGATTCTGCTACACTATCGTTGTTATACTTAAACATAGAAATACCTTTATCTACAAACCAAGGATACATTTGACCACTAAACATTCCACCCGTTCCTAGAAATTTTAAAAGTTGTTCACTGTCTTCAAACGGATTTAACGTTTCGTCTTCTACCATTTCTGAATCAGGGTTTAAATAAAGTTGTAATTGTTTAACACTGCCATAAATAGGAAGTGTTGTTAACATTAAAGTTGCAAGTTTAGCATCTCCCTCTTCCATCCTACCAATAAGGGCGTTTGTTTGAGTAGATTTAGCCTGTGCCCAAGATAAAAAACTACCTATAAAACGCATCCAAGGGTCTTGAGACTGAGAAAATAGTCTTCTATTTCCTGCGGTGGGTATAAGAGCATCCCTATCTGCAGCACTTCTTCCTGCTCTTTCTATTATTCGTTTCCCATGACTATCTAACATAGCGTCATCAATAGTTTTAAATTTATTTAAATATTTTATTTGTTCAGCAGATATTCTAAAATCTGTAAGTTCTTTAAGATGTCTTCTTGTTAATTTTGTTTTCTTTCCTAGCTCAAAAGCTCGAATAGCTCCCGCATCAAAAGCATATTCTCTAGCAAATCTAGTAATTCTACCTAACTGAACAATCTCAAAGAATCTTGTTTGAAAATCTTGTACCCTTCTTTGATAACTAGTGGTTGCGTTCATACTAAAATTACTAAGTTCTTTTTGAAGTGTTCCGTTGTATCGTCTATTTTTAAAAGGAACTGAAAGAACTTTATCGTATGCACCAAAGGTAATAGAGCCATCTTTTCTTCCAAACACACCTTCTTTAATTCTTCCACTACGAAGACCTAAAGACGCAGAAGGTTTAAGAGCATCTGGTCCTCTTTGTTTTAACTGCACCATCATAGATTTCATTGCTGCAGTAGGACCACTATTTTGAAATACTTGTATTAAATCTCCTAAAGAAGGAACTACAACTTTAGTAAGTTTTGTAGTAGATAATAACGCTTGAAGTGTCATAACAATACTTTTAGAGTATCCATCTGGAACTTGTTTATGAACATCGTGAACACCAAAAAAACTGTTTACTCCTTTTGCAATTCTAGATATATCTTCGTTGTATAGTTGTCTTAACCCTACATCTAATGTAAAATCACCTTTTCCTCCAGCTGCGATTGCTGCGTTTTTATAAAATTGTTTTAGTTGTTTTATAGTATCTGTTATACCTTGTCCTTTTGCTCCAAATCTTCTAGCAAACTCTACAACAGGTATTGTATTTTCAAATAAAGAATTTGTTGTAAATTCAAAATCTTGAATAAATAAATTTTTTGCATATGCACGAGCTTCTTGGTCAAACAAAACTCTTTCATTATCAAAAAATCTAGCTGATTGTATAAGAGTATCTTCTTTTCCAGCAGCTTTACCTGACTGAGTAGATAGAGCATCAATTTCTTTCATTAAATTTTCAGAGTTAAGAATCTCTTTTCTTCGGATACTATCAGATTTATCTAAATAATTTTTAGCAATTCTTTCTAGTTTTTCATCGACAGTTGAACCGTTAGGTTTTCCACTAGTGTCAGATAAAAGTTTATATTTTTTAGGGTCTAATTTATGTAAATTAATATTTTGTATTCTAAATGCTTCTTTTAAAATTTTTAAAGTTTCTACTGCTCCTATAAAACCAGCTGCTTCAGGATTAAAAATTTGAGTTAAACCGTAAGAATCTACTTCTTTAAATGTTAATCCAGTTTCTCTTACATATATTTTAAATTCTTCTTGAAGAGCAAAAACATCGTCTGCCATTTTTTGAGCTGTTTTGTTACTTAAATCTCCGGGTTCTAAAAAAGAATGTTTAGAGGTAGAAGGCATGTTGCGTTCTTGCAGAAGACGTGTAGCAGCTGCAACATCAGTGTCACTTGCTGTTCCAGTTATTTTAAATAGTTTAGACCTAAATAAATCTCCTGCTGCCGCTGCTAAAGTTTCAATAGCGTCTGGTAAAGGTTTACCTATCATTACTCCTAGACCTTGGTTTTTAAACATAATGTTTCCAAAACCTTGCATTATTTCATTACCTGCTTGAAAATGTGTAGCTTGACTTCCACTTAACATTTTTTTTATACCTGTTCGCCACTGTAACTTAAACTCAGTTTGAAATTCTTTGTTAAGTATTTCTATTTGTTTTGTTCTTAATCCAAAGTTACTCACTTGAATTCTTTTCATTAAAAATCCAAACGTAGCACCGGCTAACATTGCATTAGTTAAGAAATCATCACCCTCACCATCGCTAAAACCTAGTGCAACTAATCCACCACTAGTTGCTCCAAATAAAGGTCTTACTGTTTCTTGAACAAAAGCTCTAAACAGTGATTGGCTAAACTTACCCTCAAGAATTCTAACTCCTTTATCGTCTTTTTTATTCCAAAGATTTTTTAATGAATTAAAACCTATAATAGAAGAGTTTTCTGGCATTTTAATAAAAGTTAATTCGTCTATTTCTTTTAACAAAGGTGCTAACTCATCTTTTAAAACTTTTAGCTGTGCTTGTAAGTCAGTTTTTTTAGCAAGTTGTTTTTTTGAAGCCGCTGTTATTTTAGCTCCTTTTCTAGGACTCCTAATATTTTTAATTTTCTTGTTTAAAATTTTTATTTTGTCAAGTATTAAATCTCTTTGCGTATATTTTATACCTGCAGAAGATATGCCGTCACTCCATGCTTGAAAAAAAGGTTGGCTTTCAAAAGCAGTTTCTTCCCCTGCCTCTGCTAACCCTTTTTTTGTAGCGTTATCTAAAGGTTTTACTGGAACATTATTAGCTTTAGAAGACATAAATTTATTAGCTATCATACCACTTATTAAACTACTACTGCCTCCTAATACAAAACCTAATCCTACGTTTTTTGC